ACACAATATTCAATTACTAAATCATTTAAAGCTTGAATTTGTTGAGTAATATTATTTGGTTGATTAGTAGAACTTTGTAAAAAAATACTTCTCATGATGATTTTAAGAGTGTCACAGTTTTGATTATCAATAACATATTGTCCATTAGACATTTGAAATACACCGACTCTAATACCATTTTGAATAATTTGAATATTTTCTTTAGAAAAAAATGCTCTTGATAAATTAGAATCAGTAAAGTTTCCAATCATAGCATCATGAAAAGTAGAACATTCGTTATTTGTAGGTATTTTATCATATAATTGAAATTGGTCCATATTTGGACCCAATATATTTACTCTTCCATTTGTTGATGAACAATTCATTATATAATATTTCAAAAGAAAAAATAATATTAATTTAATTTATATATGACTGGCGGTTTTCAAAAAATTGTATTAACTGTAGCAATAATAGTATTTATATTATTGTTAATATTTATTGGTTCTGTGTTGTATCAAAACAAATATGGTTCTGCGTTTCCTCCTATTGTGTCTAATTGTCCTGATTATTGGTTAGATATGGAGGAGGATACAGGAACAAATCAAGATGGAGATAATTCTAAAACTAAAGTAAAATGCTTCAATGCCAAAAATTTAGGAAATAAATCTTGCCAAAATGTAATGGATTTTAGCAGTGATATGTGGAGTGGTTCAGATGGAGCCTGTAGAAAATATAAATGGGCTAAAGCATGTGACTTAACATGGGACGGAATAACTAATAAGGATAATATATGTAATAATAGTAGTAATTAATATTATATTTAACTAATCTCTCTTAAATATAATAGTTATGACTATATTTAGATATTTGCCATATGATTGTTTATATATAATTAAAAAATATTTACCAAGCAAAACCAAGGTTATATTAGAAAAAAACAATTTGGTTGATTATATTTATTCTTTTTTACCATTAAAAGATAGAATGCTTATTAATAAACAATATTATAATGCATTACAATCTCAAATTGTTATACCTTATGATAAAGAAGATAAATTAATAATTGAGTTAGTTAAAAAAAATAGTATGATAGGAATAAAAAAATATGTGACTAGAGAGAAAATAGAGAGATTAATAAAAAAGAAGAAATATTATTATGATACCAATGTTTATTTTAATTTATTTTCTCTCCTTGAACAATTATGTATTCGTTATAAATATAATCAAATTCGCGAATATTTGTTAAATTTAATTGAAAATAAGAAGTTGAATAAAAATAAACATAAAAACAAAATATATAAAAATATCATATGGAATTAATTGATTTTAATAGTATTTTAAATAGAAAAAAAACTTGTGAAAATATTAAAAACTTTTTGAAAGAATTTGAAAAAAATAAACATGATTTATCTTTTAAAAGAGGTATATATATTTATGGTAATCCTGGCACTGGAAAAACTACTTTTATAGAACAGTTATTAAAAGAAATAGATTATGATATAATTAAATATGATGCAGGTGATATAAGAAATAAAAGCATAATTGATACAATAACAAAACATAATATGGCTGATAAAAATGTTTTATCTCTTCTTCATAAAAAAACTAAAAAAATAGTAATTATTATGGATGAAATAGATGGTATGAATAATGGAGACAAAGGGGGTATAAATTCATTAATAAAGTTAATAAGACCTAAAAAAACGAAGAAACAAAAACTAGAAGAAATCACTTTGAATCCAATTATATGTATTGGAAATTATCATATGGATAAAAAAATAAAAGAATTAATGAAAGTATGTAGTAGTTTTGAATTAAAAAATCCTTCTAATAAAGAAATGGAAATATTAATTGATAATCTAATGCCTGGATTAGAAAAATCTATTAAAACAAATTTGTTATTTTATATTCAAGGCGATTTAAGGAAATTAGATTCTATTGTTAAGATTTATAATAAACAAAATATTATCCTTAATAAGGAAATTATACAAAATATTTTTCAACCTAAAACCTATAATGAAGATAGTAAAAAAATTACACAAAATTTAATTAATAATTATTATTCTATAGATAAACATAATAATATAATGAATGAAACAGATAGAACTATTGTTGGTTTATTATGGCATGAAAATATAGTAGATTGTTTAGGTAAATTTAATCAAAAAGACTCTTTACCATTTTACAATAAAATATTAGAAAATATATGTTTTGCTGATTATATTGACAGAATCACTTTTCAAAAACAAATCTGGCAATTTAATGAAATGAGTTCATTAATAAAAACATTTTATAATAATAAACTTTTTCATGAACAATTTCCAAAAAAAAATAAATTTAATCCAAGTGAAGTTCGTTTTACAAAGGTTTTAACAAAATATAGCACAGAATATAATAATTATATGTTTATTCAAAATTTATGTTTTAATCTTAATATGGATCAAAAAGATATATTTTCCTTTTTTATTCATTTAAGAGAAAATCATTCTGAAGAAGAAATATTTTCCTTATTAGAAAATTATGAAATTAGTAAATTAGATATTAATAGAGTATATAGATACATAGATAAACATATTTCTTTACTAAAGGATGATGTAAGTGATGATATTTCTATTTCCAGTAATATTTAATTTATATTATAAATATAAATGACTAGATTTAATAAATATAGTTATTTATTTTATTTAATGATTATTGCAATTATTTTATTTTTCTTGTTCAAATATTTTTTGCATTGTGGATATTTCTCTACACATGACCCTAGAATATTTGGTCCATATTTATGGAAAGCCTTTCATATAATTGCTTATAATTATCCTTCAAAACCTTCATTAGAAACTCAATCTCATGCTATAGATTTTATTTCCTCATTACCTTTCATGTTACCTTGTGAACATTGTGGTTATCATCTACAACAATATTTAATGAATGTCAACCTTAATATAGTAACACAATCAAAAACTAATATGGTACAATTTTTTGTTGATGCCCATAATAATGTATCTTCACATGTTCATCCAAATCGTAAACCGTTTACAGTTGAACAAGCAAATAAACAATATTCAAAAGAATTTAAATGTATATTTAATAAAATTACTTGGTCTGATGATGCATTAGTTAGGTAAATCTTATTGCATTTTTAATAACAAAGTTGTATTTAATTTTTGTAATTCTAAAATTGATTTATCTTTTTCCTCTATTTTTTGTTTTAAATCCATATTCTCTCTTGCTAATTGTTCATAGGCCTGTTTAATCTGTTGTAACTGCCCTCCTTGCTGTTGTAATGCTCCTTGCTGTTGTTTCATTATTTCTACAATTTGTTGGTTATTTAATGGAATATTTTGATCCCCTTGTTGTATCATTATTTGTCCTCCTCCAACTCCTTGAGCCATCATATTTTCCGCGTGCTTTCTTCGTGTTTCTTCTATTTTAACCATTTGCTCCAATACATCTGGCTTCATTTTAGGTAAGCCTGGACTATAAAATTGTAACAACGAATCAACATTCATATAGAAATCTTTTAAATCTTTTTCTTTTACAAAATCATTTACCGTTTTATTGGATTCCTTTACAAATTGCGGATGGGGATTATCTAGTAATTTTTTTTTATCAAATGTATTATGATTATGTGAAAATACTAAAATGACTTTCAACGGATCTAATTGAACAAAAGGAACTGTATAATCCTTTAAAAATGATTTTTCCTCAGCTAAACATGCCTCTTCATCATATCTACTTTCTTCTATTAATTTCCTCTTAAATGCAAATGTCCCTGCTGTTGCATGCTTTGGACCATAAGGACCAAATTGATACATCTTATTGATATGTTTAAACCATATATATATCTCACTCGAACCTGCACATAAAGCTTCTTTATCTCCCATTAATTTTTCTACCGCATGACTTACTCTTTGAGGTGGGTAATAATCATCATCATCCATATAAACCAATATTTCTCCTTTACTCTTCTCATGTAATAAATTTCTCTTCTTACCTAATGACATCTTTTCATCATATTTAAAATATTTTACATTTGGATGATCTTTCACTAATTCCTCTATTTTATCCGTTCCATCATCAATAATTATCCATTCCATTCTATCTTTTGGGTAAGTTTGATGATTAAAACATTTAATCATTCCTTCAATAAACGGTCTTCTATTAAATGTTGGAGTACAAACACTTACAAATGGATATTTTTCATCACTATTTTCATTATTAGATGTATTTTTGTTTGCCGGTTTTTTGGATTTCTTATTGTTTTTCTTACCCATTTTTTTATATATAGTATAAATTAGTTTTTATATTATATTTATTTAATTAGTTTTTAATCCTTGTTTTCACCATAAACAAACTATTTACCATTTGGTGTTTATACGGAACTATCATTAGTAGGAATCATATTAATAAGGAATATCACAGTCATAACTATAGCTGGCAATGTATCAAAATTTTGAAATGCGGACCAAATACATTGACCGAAAAATAAAATTTTCATATACCATTTATTCCATTTATGTCCCATTATATTTATTAATTCCATTGGATTTAACAAAATTGGAAATAACATTAATTTGAACATTAATCCAAATATTTGTACAAAACTGGTAAATAAAGGCACCATCCAAGTCCAACCAAAGAATAATCCTATTATTGAAATTATCATTCCCCAATCAGAATTTTCGTTCCAAAATACACTCACCAAACTTGGTATATACCAAAGACCTGATATTGCCAACAATATACATAATCCTACTGGAGCAACTATAAATGGAATAACATCTTTTGCATCTTTTGCACTATCAGGTAACATCTCACAAAACGAAGCAAAAAATTCTATTATTGTTTTTAGTACTATTCTTAACCATATATATGAATATTTTACTTTATTAGCAAACCAAGAAGTTATAATTCCACCAAAAGTATCCTCTTTAGATTCCATTGTATATGGAAATCCATAATCAAACATTCCTTTAAAATATTTATTTTCAAATATTTTACTTTCACATATATTTATAATATCACCACATCCTGTTCCTTTTGCTCCTCCTGTTTGTTTCTTTTTTCTACCACCTTTCATAGAACCCATTTCTACTTCAGACTTCTTTTCAGGACATAATGGAGGAAGTTTATTTCCAACTTTATTTTCATCTGTATATGGACGCTGGTCTACTTCAGTCGGGAAAAATATGTCTAAATTTACTCTTGTAAAAAATACAAAATTAGCTCCTAAAAATCCTATTATTAATACAGATATAAATGCTCTTAATACATCCAGTCCAAAATCTTTCCAAGATTCTGTATCTATTTTTTCTGTATTATTACATGTGTTATTATTCTTTGTGCTCATTTTTATATATATTACATATTTAAAATATAATTTATAAAAATTTATCTATATAATATAAGTATATGGTTGCCACTAATTATATTGTAGACGGTGGTGTATTTTCACCTCCAACAAAAGCAACTGGTCAATTGGCATTTAATATTTCTTCTTTTATATCATCTAAGTATCCTAAAACAAAAATACAATATCATTTTTTACCAACCAATAAGTATTATAATAAACCTTGGGTGCGTTGTGTTTCTGAAGAAGATAGATTAATTATGTTGGATAATTTAGTAAAATATATTAATAATTCTTACAAAGTTCCTTCTAATATTTCTTTTAAGGTAGATGATTGGGAAATTCAGTGGGGTAAAAAAAATAAAGCTCCATCTACAACATTAAATACACTTACTAATCATTTTTCTACTACTCAACAGAAATCTCTTTATTTGTGTCACAGTATTGAAAATATTATTCAAAGAGTCAAAGGAGAATGGCAAAATTCTTTACAATTATTTTTTATGATTAAATTTATTGTTTATGATATCTATTCTTCAAACATTATTGGTTCTAACAATACAAGCACATATGTTTATAAAAGTTTTAACCTTCCTGATTTATTAACACAAGCAAATGGTAATTTCCCATTACCTATTGTACATTATTTTAAAAAAAATCACATTTCAAAACAAGATATAGATGATTTTATTAACTCTAATAAAAATTCCATTAAATTTGATGGTATCAAAGATTTAATTATGCAAAATATACTTTTTTTACCCAAACATTTAGTCCCTGAATCTTATAAATCTATGGCTGGTAATCGCGTTCGAGAAGAATTAGATGTTTATTATTCTTCTCTTAATAATTTACAAAAATTTATCACTCCTCAAACTCAAAAATATATTCTAGATAAAAAACTTTATCATCATTGTAAATCTACTTATCAGTCTAAATTAGTTTCTAAAACTCGTTCAAAAAAGCGTAAATCTAAATCTAAATCTAAAAAAAAAAAATAACTTTTATAATATAATTTAATACCTATATATTATATTATGAGTCGATTTGATACTTATTTAAAAGATATAACTTATGAAAATATTCCTGGTATGCTCAATTCAGGTGCCAAATTACAGAAATTAATTCCATCTATTCAGAATGATATAAACGAAATTGTTAGAGAATCATTTCCCCCTGAATTAAGAAAAAATATTAAACTTATAACACACATAACAAAGGGTTCTAATAACGATATTTATATTTATCAATCAGGAGACTTAACTATTGTTGTTAGGCTTTCTAAAGAATCCTTTTTTTCATTAAACTACAATCATATTATAGTAAATGGATACTACAATAGTGATAAAATAATTAATTTGAATGAAGCAATACAAAGTAAAAGTAATTGGGAAAGAGCTAATTCGTTAGGATACACCCCTAAGTTGTATAATTATGGATATTTAGAAAAAGAGGGACATTTTTATAACTATATTATTTGTGAAAAAATGGATTCTGATTTAAGTGATTATTATGAAACTGGTCCAGGTAAAGATTCTAAATCTAGTGGTAAATTATCTATAACTGATCATAAAATTGCTAGACAGCTTGTAGATTTACTTTACGCTACCACAGATAACCTTGGATTAATTTGTTTTGATATTAAACCTGCTAATTGTATGATAAATTATTCGGATCCAAATAATATTGTTGTAAAACTTATTGATTGGGATGGAGATTGGTGCCAAGATTATTCTTATATAACGAGTAAATCAGATTTAAAAGTTTTCATTTCCATTTTAAGTGTAATAGTGATGGCAGCACATTTTTATGTATTTTTAGATTGGAATATTTTTTATACTTATTTTTCAGAACCAGATTCATATGGAAATTTTGTTAAAGACAACAAAATATCACTTCAAAATTTATTTTGTGATAACTTAACAGATTCCCAAGGAAATAAAAGTAAATTTGATTTTTTCCAAAAACATTATTTCCAAATTATGGATAGTGATGATAATCCTGCTACTTGCGAAGATGCATTTAATATAACATTTTCTAGAGCACATTATTTAAATAGAGCTGCAAAAAGCCAAGCTACTGGACAACACAATATAGGTATTACTAAAGTAGGTGGTAAAAAGAGAAATAAATCTGTACCAAGAAGGTATATTCCAAAAGGTTTATCAAAGAGAGATAAGAAGGAACAGAGAGAAATGTTAAAAAAATCAAGGAGAATGTATAAAAAAGGAAAATATTTTACAAGGAAAAAAGTGAAATCATTTAAATCT